TAAAAATTCGAATGATCATTTTAATTATACAGATACATACCAAAGAAAAAATGATGCAAAAGGGAGAAAAATGAATACATTGGGTAAATCAATTGTACTCGAAGAAACAATATTATTAAATGGGCAAGAACGTGTAAGTATGAGATCATTTGATTATTTTAATTATGTTCAAGCTCATCAATACGCTAATTTTTCTCCTGCGATAGGAATTAATATGTATTCATACGCATTTAATCCTGCAAATATACTTCCATCGGGATCATGTAATATGAGTCAAATAGAAAAAATAGATACAACATTAAAATTATCATTTAGTGTTAGTATTTTAAATCCAGCAAAATTTAGAGGTTATTCATTGTCACATAACGTTCTTAGAATCGCAAACGGTTTGGCGGCGGTTATTTTTACTCGTTAGTTATTAACTATAAAATGCTGGAGCAACAAAACCACTCATTATTCTCAATACTGTATATGAACACGCCCATGCATTTATAGTAATACTTAGATTATTATCCTCGACTTCTTTTTTAAATTGATCAAAAACATAAAATACCAGATCCAAATCTTCAATTTCTGTCAAATTCGCCGATCCACTTGGCTGATGTATCAATGGATAAACAGAAAATGAATAAATATATTCACCATTATCAAGACTTCCCATATATCTAATATAAGGTTCTACATTTGCATAAAAAGATTCTTGTTTTAATATCTCTCTATCTCTCCCATTAAATCTAAATTTAATATCACTTACAGCACGTTTAATAATAGATAATTGATTTTCATTATCTCTTACCCTATATCCTTTATTAAACCAATTTAATTTATCCTTAACATCTACAATTGAGTCATTCACTGACATTGTAAAAATTATATATTTTGTTGGATCTTTGAAATATAATTGTGCAGAAAGAGTATTATCAACAAAATCACCTTTTCTTAATATTTCCGAACCGTTATATTGATATCTTTCAATTAGATATTCATTTTTACCTCTACTAATTTGTTTTCTTTCTTCTTCTTCTAAATACATATAAGTACCTAAAAGTTGACATTTAATTTTTGGTGTTTTTGCTAATATACTCCCCTCTTCTCTAAAAAGTAAATCTTCTAAAGGTCTAGTTTTTAATCGAATTCTCAGATTAGAATGTAAAATACTAATTAAAGGCAAAGCGTTACCAACATCTTTACAAAACCAAAATCGTAGCGGAATATATAATTGCATTTTTGGTCTTATTTCCGATTTTATATCCGTCATATCTTTTGTATTGCCTATCATAATATTATAACCACGTTCATGATTGTCATCAATATGCAATTTATGTAATATATGAATTAAATCTGAATTATGTTCATCGATTACTTGTCCATCAGATTCTATACCTAGTGTATCGATTGCTCTGTGTCCTAACTCGTTTACCCAACCGTATTTAGGTTTTATTTGATTTATTTGATTTACCAATGAAACATCCAACGTTGAATCTTTATAAGTCATCGTGTTATTTTCTGTATCCGTATCAGTCCCATCAAATTCATAAAATGGATATCTATATCCAGATACAATCGGTAAATCAGATTTAATTGTAACAATTTGACTCAATTTGTTTCTAAAATTATTAACATCATTAATAGCAGAATTTATTATTGTTGTATTTTGTAACGCAATCGTTGATTCAATTGTATTTACTAAAAACTTATATTTCGTTGATTTAATAATAAAATCCATTACATATGATAATATATTTATCATTTTCTTGTAACTGTCATAATCTTTTTTTGCATTCGGATTTGTAAAGAAACTTATCGGAGTTATACTCGGAATATACGTATCTACTAACGAATTATAAGCGTTTGTTAATTGATCGACAGTATACGTATTTTTCCACTCTATTAAATTTGTAGTCGTATAATCATTTGTCACACTTGTTGACATTCCTATCACCTCCTTGATACTCTTTGATGAAAAATCAATATTATCATTTTGTTGCAATTTATCAATTATACCCAAATACGTACCATTAATATCAGTTTCAACATCATCAATTAATAAAGTAAGTGTAGATATTACATCCTCGTCTGTTAATATATTAACGTATTTTGTAAGTATTCGTTGTGTATATTCATGTGTAATCGATGCTACAGTATTAAATAAAAATAATCTACGATTAATATTCTCATTTTTAATATTTAGAATCGGTTTGTATGTTGTATATCGTGTTGTAATTGTTTCGTAATAAGATATTAAATTAGTTAAATACGTCAATAATGTATCATAAGGATTTGGATCGGAAAATGTCCGTAATAAATAAAAATTAAATCCTTCAGTTGCAACAGGATAATCGGACGCACTATAAATAGTCCCCTGCGATACATTTGGATCAATATTATTTAAATCATCTGTTTCATTATTTGTTCCATCAAAATATTGAATATCTTTTTCATCAACTAAAATATTTTTAAATCGCGTAAAATTTGCTTCCATATTTTGACCTAAATTAGTTGAATAATACGTCCGCGATAGTACAACAGTGTTAAATAATGTATTATATAAACGTACCATTTTTTTATTAATACGATACCATATTGATGCCATTGCATCACAATATTTTGGTGTGGTTGGTGGTGCAACAATATTGTTATCAACATTAAATAAAGTATAACCGTTAGCAGCGTATCTTGTAAAAGTGGGTATACTATCACGAACGAAACAATTAACCATATTATTAACAGCAGTTTTCAATGGAGCAACAAGACTTGTAGTTAATCCTTTTTCCGTTCTAAATTCTTCTATTAAAGCTAAATACTTGGCTCGATACTCTTCAACAGTATATTTTATAGGTAATACATCTTTATACACACCATCTGATGTTGTTAACACTTGTTCCGGTCTAAAAAGCAAAGATAAAATATATTCATCTGATGTTGCAAATGTGTTGTATTCAAATGATAAATAAGTTTCATCAATCAATCTTGATAAATCACTATCAAACATGCAACCCGTTGCCATATCTGTATACAAACCTTGTTTAAATGCTAAAATATCATCTGCATCAACTACAACATCACCTTCATCAACAACAAAGCCTTCACTAGTATAAATTCTATGATCGTAATCTCTAAGATCCAATTTAATCATCATATAATCTCTTATTTCTTGATTTGTTGTTGTATTTGCGTTAAAAGTAAAAGTAATTGTTTTTAACATATCGTATACCATATGAGCGATATCTCTTACTGTCAAATAGGGAATATAATTACATATAGACATTCTACTCTTTTGTTTTTCTGATAATACCGATATAAAGGATGTTAAATTTTTTCCAGCAGTATTCAGTAACGGATCGCGCAATCTCGTTCTCATACTTTCATTATTTAATAACAAACGTTGAAATAAACTGAATGATCCAAAATAATCTGTATAAGTAGTTTTACCCAATTCGTCTTGAATATCTAATACCAATTGCCTGATATTATTTATCACATCATTTGTGAAAAATTGCGTAACAGTTCCGGTTGGTTCACCACTCAATGCATTTAATAACAAATTACCAGCAAAATTATCTGCCAATTCGGCAGTAGTATTCTCAAAAATAGAATTAAACACAGTATTTGTACCAGAAATAATGTTTCCCACTTGGTTATATTTTTTGTAATATCCAATTCTGTAATGTTGATCAGAAACATAATCATAAATAGTATTTTTCAAAAAATCAAATACGGCCTTCATTTGATGTAAATTACGTCTCACATTCCAAATGATATTATCCAATAGATTGTTTTTTACCAAAACAAGATTATTCGTTGAATCCAATAATTGATAAAATGTATCGAGTGAATCAAGATATTTCAAATAAATCTTATATGCATCATAATTAACAAACGTATCATTTGTAGAAGTAAAACCTTTAGATAAAATTTCATCGAAATACTGTTTTGTTGGAATACCAATTTTGTCTTGAAGCACAGTATATGATCCAAAATCGAGAACGTGATATAAAATTAAACTATTATTTATATTTATAAAAGTATCATCGTCCACAGATGCGGTTGGATCAAATGTTGTACCATCTATTGTTGTAATAAATTTAATAATCTTATTAACATAACTATTGTAAATGACATTTTTAATTTCTGAAGCGTTATATGCCGAAGTGTTAAGATTGTCTGTATCTGCTAAAATATCATTAAAAAAAGCGTATAATCCTTCCATCAAAATACGTATATTTGTTAATTCATCACCACCAAAATCTTGCAGAATTTTTATAAATGCCTGTATAATTAAATCCCTCGTTGTGTCAGGTGTCGTAGCATAAACAATATCAATATCAAATATTACTCTAACACTTTCATTATATTTTTCAACTAAATCGAGAATTTTTGCGTAAATAACGGGTTTAATAAAAGTATTATAATCTGTTAATTTTACTTTTGTTTTTGCATCAAAACCATCCGATTCATAATTCCATATTATACCGTATTTACCTAACAATGAAGATATTCTCAGAGCGGTTGGATCCTCAAATTTAATGGTAATTTCTGGTATTTCAATCATTAAAACAAGTTTATATAACAGATCCCCAACTCCTTTTAAATCGATAGATGATTCATTGCCAAATCGACTTATACCTTTGAATGGAATAATGTTTTGAAATAAAGAAAAATTACTATGTCTACGATATACTATTTTAAACATTGTTATTTGTGGATCACCAGTTAAATATATATTATCAACTCCAATTGCGACTAGCTGTAATATTCCTCCAGTCATATTTTTTATACACTATACTATGTAACAACTTTTAAATAAGAATAATATTATTTACTCTTATTTAATCATCAATAAAACAACAAAATTTAATTATACGCTTTCGCGGCATAGCCTCCAACTAAACGTAATATATTATAATTTGTCGCAAATACCAGTATTTTTACCGTGGTAATTTCTTCGGTATCATCATCAGATCCTTTTTCGATATACGGTTCAATATCTGATCTATTATAAACAAATGCTCTAGAATCTATTGTTAGATATAGTTTCGAATTACCAATCATACTAAAATTACATGATCCTGAAGGTTGCGGTTCTTCTGGATTTAATGCAAAACTATAAACATTGACACCATCACTTGGTGTATTACGATGTCTTTTATACGGTTCGACATAATTAAAGAATGATCCTTCATAATTTTCAAATCTTACAAAACCATTTAATTCTAATTTGGCTCTTTCAATACAATTTCCTTTATTATTTCCGGAGATACTATAATTGTCCCATAATGACTTTTTGAAACTCGTATCGTTATTTATATACGTCTCTTTTTGTACTGTCCATATTATCTCTTTACACGGATGATTAAAATCAAATAATATGTGTTGTTTTGTTGTATCAATATTACCAATTTCTATAACTTGTACCGTTTCGATCAAATATTCATGTGCTGATTGGGCGAATTTTTTTCTTTCGAGACTATCTAAAAATATATAATCAATAACAAAATATCCAGTTAAAAAATATCCTTTGTCTTCCCATAAACTCGATAAAGAAACTTGAACATCATCATCAACAATTTTTTGTAAATATGCACAATCCTCTAATTTTTTTAATTTAAGTTTGAATAATATTTCATTATATTGCATGGCTATTAACGGAAATGCTAATCCATTATGTCTCGTAAACCAAAATTGTAAAGGAATTGTTAATTTGTATTGAGGTTTTGATTTTTGATCAAATGTTGTCATTTCTTTTACATCTCCAATCATTCTCGAATATAAATCATCCTTATCCTTATTTCCGGTGAGTTCATACCAAATATTCATCCAATCACCAAAATGTCTATCGATTTTTTCACCACCAATATAAACATCAATATAATCAACAATTGCATGACCCAAACGTTTTACCCATGCAAATTTTACCGCTTTAGAATTGGCACTATCATAAGTCGTTTGAGCCGTTTGCATTTCATTGAAAAAAAACTCTTGAACTTTAATACTATTATCGATAGCTTTCTTAACACGAATAATAATACTATCTTTTGTTAAATCTGGTGACTCTTCGACTAATTCGATAACCTCTTCAATATTAGTTAATAATCGTTCTAATTTTCCGGAATCTACAAAAGAGTTAACTAATGTTGTGTACGCATTTATAATATCACTAACACTTGCACCACCAGATTCATCGATTTCGGCACTCGTAAAAACATTTTTAATAGCATCAATCATATCTGAAACAGTCGTATTAACAGCTACATATGAACTTACTGCTTCACGATAGGCATTAGAATTTAATTTCATAAATTGAATTACAGTATCATAATTTTCAGTTGGACTGGTATCTAACTCAGCATCTTCATGATCAATACCAATGTCATCGGTAGTAAAAACAACTTCAGGAATATTTAATTCGAGATAAGTTTTATATATTAAATCGCCTATTTTAGGAAGGGTAACCTCTGATTCTTTATTAAAATCTAAATTATCATCAATTAAAATTTTAATTGATTCAACTGAAAAATTGGTATATCGACGGTACACCACTTTAAAAAATGTTATTTGTGGTGCCCCTGTTAAATATAAATCGTTACTTCCATATGTTGCTATACTTATTAATCCTCCAGCCATATTTATGTTTTATAATATACAATTAGCTTATTTCTTAATAAAAAAAATCTTAGCGACGAGATTCAGCACGAGGTTTCTTTTCGGAAGTCTTCTTTCCATTAAACTTCTTTTGCTTCTCATTTCGTACCTCTTGCCATTCACCTTCATCTTCTTGCACTGATGGCGCTGGTGCTGATTGCACTAGTGGTGCTGATTGCACTGGTGGTGCTGATTGCACTGGTGGTGCTGATTGCACTGGTGGTGCTGGT